CGCTCTTTTAATGAGGCTGCATTGGCGCGCAAAAAGGCTCTTGATGACATTATTAAAGAAAATGGCGGGAGAAGGCCGGCTAATCTTGATACATTAGTTGAAGAGCGCGTGTCTCCCCTTCTTGATTCTTTGGCAACCAAGTTTAAAGAGGGGGTGCCTTCAGAAGAAGAGTCAGAAAGAACAGAGAATAAATCGTGGCTTGTTCCTGAAGCCCTTCGGGTGAGATAGTCGCCTACTGTCCCATAGAAGAGTTATACATCATGTATGAAACCATGACGATCCATCCGAGTGGAGTTAAGAAAAGTGCCATTCCCGCGAAAATAATAAACATGCACATGTAAAATAGCGCCATGAGTGACATGCCTAGTACAAAGCATATTATCCCGACTATTAATGACACAATTCCCATACATCCCCCCTTATTGATCGTATTTCGACTCTTCTCTAATTCTCTTTAAAAGAGCCTGTATCACCACAATTGTGATTGAACAGTTCCTTTTATCGGCTATAGCCACAACATCCCTATAAATTTCTTGCGGTATGAGAATTTGAAGCTTATGTCGCGGTATCTTCTTTTGTGGGCTCATATTCTTTGCCATTCATGTCTTATGAGTCGCTTTGATTGATATCTCTATATATTATGATCATAATATGATGATAAATCAAGAAATATCTTGCTTCACATCGAGCGCTATGAGCTAATGGGATCACGTATATATTTCTTGAGGAGGCTTACATGAGTGTTCAGCAATACCAAAACGTATCTTATGGGCTTACCCAACCGCTTAATGTTGAGGCAGCTCTTCCTATAGTATCAACGCGAAATCCTGGCGTTGCAGATAAGGCTCAGATTGGGACCATATGGATAAACCAGTTGACCAATAATGCTTGGATACTCACTTCCATAACTAATAATCAAGTAAATTGGGAACTTTCTGGTGGTGGTGGGGGAATAGGAGATTTTACATCAGTTGATGTTAATCCTGGAAATCTTACCATTGATGCGGGAGATCTCAGTATTACTGAAGGGAATGCTAATATTGGCGGATCATTAACGGTGGAATCTGACATAACTATGACGGCCGGAAGTCTCTCTATAACTGAAGGAGATGTCACGATTGAAGCTGGAAATTTAGAGGTCACTGAAGGAAACATCGCTGCTGTAGCCGGAGAGGTTCAAGTTGGAACGTACATTAGCTTCCTTTCTCCAGTAGGTCCAACCATTAGATTTGGAGCTGGAGACCCTAATGGCGTTGTGGCTGCAACTCAGGGATCTCTTTATCTTAATACTGCTGGATCAACAACTTCTAATAGGTTGTGGGTTAACACTACCGGTGTTACAGCTTGGGCGTATGTAACAACATCTGTATAAATAACCCATCATTATATAGGGAGTATGTATGGATATCGTTTCTGAAGTAACCCTCACTTATAAAATCAACAATCGCGTTTATCGTCTTTCAGTTCCCTGGACCGCTCCATACTCTGAGGTTCATGAAGTTTTAAAAATATTTTCAGAGAAAGCCTTGGAGATCGAAGCAGATGCTCGACAAAGAATAGATAAATCTGCTTTGAATAATGAGTAATAAGGAGTTTTATGTCACTCAAGAATAGTATTAATGCGATACCTCTCACGAGCAGGGATTCCGCGACATTCAACAATACACTTCAAATATTGAGTGCAGATGCTGGTCTTCCTGGCGCATGTGTCATCCTTCGTATTGTTAATGACTCAAACGTGACTATTGGCGTTAGTTATGATGGTGTTACTTTCAATGACTCCGTCAGATCAGGATCAGATCTACAACTCTACTTTCAAACAAATTCTCAACCAGGAAACTTTGTTGCATGCATGCCCAAGGGAACTAAGGTATATGTTATTGGGGCCGCTGCTGGAGCAGGGTTTGTATACCTTACTGGATATTATCAGCAAGAAGGTTACTAGGAGCTTGCAATGAGCGTGCAACAATATCAAAATATATCTTATGGACTAACCCAACCACTCAATGTTGAGGCGCAGATTCCTATCACTTCAGTGCGAGATCCTCAGGTGGGAGATAAGGCTCAAATAGGAACATTATGGGTCAATAAATCATCAAATAATACCTGGGTTATTACTTCTATTGTTAATAACCAGGCAAATTGGGAATTGGTAGGATCTGGACCATCGAGCGGAATAACTATCGCAGGCAATAGTGGAGGAGCTGTTGGCCCAAATTCTTTTGGTATTATCAATTTAATAGGAGAAGATGGTGTTACTATAATAGGAAATCCTGGAGCAAACACGCTCACTGTAACTTCCTCGTCAGATCTCACACTCACAGGAAATAGTGGGGGAGAGGTAGGTCCAAATTCGCTAGGTAATATCAATATTATTGGCGATGGGGGCGTTATTATCGTAGGAGATCCTGGAACCAATACTTTAACAGTTTCATCTTCTTCCGATCTTACAATCACAGGAAATGAGGGTGGAGCTGTAGGTCCAGATGGATCTGGAAATATCAGTATTATTGGTGATAGTGGAGTTACTATTTCTGGAAATCCTGGAACACATACTCTTACTGTATCGTCGTCATCAGATTTGACGCTTAAAGGCAACACAGGATCCGCTGTTGGTCCAGATTCGTTTGGGAATATTAATATTATAGGTAGTAGTGGAGTAAGTATTGATGGTGATCCATTAACTAACACCTTAACAGTCTCATCATCTATAGAAGCTGATCTTACGATAACGGGTAATTCTGGTGGCGCTGTTGGTCCAGACAGCTTAGGTAATATTAATATTATTGGTGATAGTGGAGTAATAATCACAGGAAACCCTGGGACTAATACACTTACTGTATCCTCGTCCTCAGATTTGAGTATTAGTGGAAATACTGGTGGGCCTATTAGCCCTGATATTTCTGGGAATATCAATATTATTGGAAGTAGTGGTGTTACTATAACAGGAGACCCATTCTCAAATACTCTTACCGTATCTTCTTCTGCAGATCTTTCTCTGACAGGTAATACGGGAGGATCTATAACTCCAAATTCATTAGGAAATATTGATATTGTGGGTAGTGGATTGATCACTGTGGCAGGTGATCTACTTTCCAACACTTTAACTATTTCCGCTTTAAATAGTGGATTTGTTACCGTGGTGACTACTGATGATACACCAACGATTCTTTTGACTATACCTGTTCCTTTGACAGGAAAGTCTCTTATTGTAACGGCAACTATTGTGGCAACTGAAGCTTCAGGATTTGATTCTCTGGGAGCGACTATAACGCTCACAGTTCTTTACCCTACTGGTGGAGATGTTTTAACGGTTGGAATTCCAACTATCAATCTTAATACGACGTCAACGGCAAATGTGACCGGATATGGTGATCCAGCATCAGAGTCTGCGATTATTTCTGTGATAGGAGTTGTAGGACAAACCTGGAACTGGTCAGCTACATATCAATACATAGTGGGTTAAGGAGCACATATGTCACAAGCTGGATTTGTATTACAATCTGGTGTTGCGGGAGTTGGTCCTGCTGCATATATTGAAGATTCTTCTGGAGATAGCGTTGCTATAGGATTAAATGGATCAGGATCATTCGTGATTGTTACTGGTACTGAGCCGGTTTCAACAGCAGCTCCTCCCCAATTTGAGATAGACACGAGCGGAAATATCACATTAATCGCCGCAGACACGGTAAATATTGGACAAGGATCTCTTAAGATTACTGGAGTAGGAGGCTATCTAGTTCTTCCCCCTTCAGGATTTGGAACTCCATCTCAAGGGTTTATATCATTTGATGGAACAGGATCAACTCCGTATATTCAATTTGAAGGAGTAACAAATTCTTTCTTTGGGGCCGGAGCGGGAAATTTTCCGGGTATTAGTGGTTCGAATAATACTGGATGTGGATACAATGCATTATCGAATATTACATCAGGAAACTCGAATTGCGCGATTGGAAGAGGAGCTCTTACATCATTAACAACAGGTATAGGATGTGTTGGTGTTGGTGATGGATGTTATAATAATATTACCACTTCTCAAGACAATGTTGGATTGGGAACGAGCGCGGCAAGTAATGTTATCACGGGAAACAATTCTGTCATTATTGGGGCTCAAGCTCTTAATATTGCGCTCACTTGTTCTAATACTGTTGCTATAGGACAGAATTGTTTAGCGGCGCTTGGTTCTTCTACAAATAATATAGCTATAGGTCAAAATGCAGGATCAATGCTTACCGCGACAAATAGTAATAATATCATTATTGGAAGCTTGGGTGTTTCAGGTGATAATGGAGTAACTAGAATTGGTACCCAAGGAACACAAACTGGATGTCAGATTGCCGGCATATCAGGTGGAACTTTGCTTGGAGCCCCATATGTTCCTGTTATGGTAGCAACTGATGGGAGCTTGGGAACGATTGGCGGAGGTACGGATGGACAGATTCTTATTGGATCGAGTGCAACATCCCCATCTTGGGCAAATATTACTGCCGGAACCAATATAACTATCACAAATAATCCCAATGCTATAACTATTAATGCTACAGGTCCTGCGTCATTTACATGGACTGAGGTTGCTTCACCCACATACTCTATGAGCCCCAATTCTGGCTATATTATTAATAGTTCGAGCACCGTTGTAATTACCCTTCCATTTATTATTAACGAAGGACAGATTGTTTCTATTGTGGGTAAAGGTACCGGAGGATGGAGTATAGCCCAAAATCCAGCACAAATCATTCATTATGGAACTTCAAATACAACAACAGGAATTGGAGGATCACTCTCTTCTACTAATCAATACGATTGTGTTGATATCATTTGTACGACGACAAATAATAATTTTGTTGTTCGAAGTTCTGTCGGCAATCTAACCGTGGTGTAGTTTATGGTGACCAATAATAGTATCAATAACTCCACTTTGGTAACAACTTTTTTATCGAGCGGAACATGGAATATTAATCCTCGGACTTCTGTTGTACAACTCTTCATATTTTCGGGTGGATCTGGTGGTGGAAGTGGTCGACAAGGATTAAGTGGTTCCGCTTCAGGGGGATCAGGTGGTGGAGGCGGTGGAGCAACCAGCCTTATGGTCCCCGCTACATATTTTAGTTCTTCTGAGACCGTTACTGTAGGAGCTGGTGGACTTGGAGCTTTTTCACAAACCTCTGCGAACACTAATGGAAATAATGGATTTGTTGGTGGAACATCTCTGGTGGGAAATGTACTTGCACTTGCTCCCGCTCAAGGAATTGGTGGAACTACTACCACTCAAGTTGGTGGTGGTGGAGGTCTTATTTATATTTTTGGGAATGATAATAACTCTTCCGGAAATGGGGGCAATGCGAGCGCCACAGCTTTAACATCTTCAGGAAATGGTCAGAATGATTTTGTTGCTGGTGGAGGAGCGGCTGGAGGTGGATCTAATTCCATAACTAGACTATCTGGTGGAAATGGAGGAAGTGTAGTTCTCGCTAATAACGCTGTTCTTTATTCTGGCGGAACCGCTGGTATTGAGGGTGGATTTATTAATGGTGGAAATGGTGCTGATGCTACGAGCGCCCCATCGCATGGATGGTTTAGTTGTGGAGCTGGTGGAGGTGGAGGCGGTGGACAATCTACTGGTGGCGTGGCTGGAGTTGGTGGTAATGGTGGATTTCCTGGCGGTGGCGGTGGTGGTGGGGGAGGGTCATTAAATGGAACTGCTTCTGGGGCAGGTGGAGCTGGGTCTGCTGGGCTTATCATTATTGTTGAATACTTTTAGGAATCAGGAGTTGGTATGACGACTAATAATAGTATTAATAACACGATAGCCATCACCACATTTACCTCCAGTGGAACCTGGAAAATTAATCCAAGAACTAATTCCGTCGCAGTATTTATAATGGGAGGCGGTGGTGGTGGTGGTAGTGGTCGACAAGGCACTTCGGGGAATGCTGGAGGTGGTTCTGGAGCAGGGGCTGGAGGAATTTCCTACATAGTATCTCCAGCATCAATATTTTCTCCTTCTCAAACTGTTACTATAGGTGCTGGTGGAAGTGGAGGGAATGCTCAGACAAATGCGGGAGTTAATGGAAATGCAGGGACATTAGGAAGCTCTACGTATTTTGGGCGCATTGCTTGTAAGGGTGGCCATCAGGGCCTTGGAGGAACAGCTACGACAAACGCTGGAGGAGCTGGAATAGCGCTTTCTTCCTGGATTGTAGCGACAAGTGGAGCTGGTTCGGCGGGGGGAACAGGAACTCCTACAGCCGCTGCATCTAATTCGTGGTCTAGTGGGGGTGGCGCAGGATCTGTTGCAAACACTACGACTGCTCAGTTAGCATCAAGTGGTGGATCTATCATTGAGAACGACCATTTATCCACACTCATTTTTTTGGGAGGAGCTGGTGGTATTGAAACTGGGACTATTAATGGTGCAACGGGAATAAATCCTATTTACCCTCAAGGTGGAATGTTTACGGGTGGATCTGGTGGAGGTGGAGGTGGAGGACAAAGCACAGGTCTTATCGCAGGAAAAGGTGGAGTAGGAGGGCTGCCTTCGGGTGGTGGTGGAGGCGGTGGAGGAAGTATTAATGGAACCGTTTCTGGAGCGGGTGGAACGGGCGGATCTGGACAGGTTATAGTGATTGAATATTTTTAGGAGGTGTTATGTTTCGATATGGCGTAGTAGACTCTACATCTTTCATTGTAATTAATGTGATTATTTGGGATGGCCAAACAGAATGGACCCCGCCCGACGGAACACTTGTGATACAAGATGATAATGTAGGAATTGGGGATATTTATGATACAAACTCCTCAACATTTTCTCGACCTACAGATATTCAATCCTAATCATTTATTTGGGAGATGCGCATGGTCCAAGCAACAGGGCTTACTGGTATTAATCCGTTATCGTATATGGGCGTTGATCCATACACTCCGGTTCCCTTAGTTATTTATCCAAACGCGCCCACGGTAAATGATAATAAGAACTTTGCCCTCGGAACTATATGGATTGTTGAAGGAATATCTGTTTCGATCAATGAGATATGGAACCTCGTGTCTCTTGAAAAAGGAGTTGCAACCTGGGTACAACTCTATCCTGGTGGAGGATCCGGGGGAACTTCGATATTTAACTGCGATACGGGATCCGCTACCGAAGTGGGAGGAGTTATTTCCATCGTTGGGGGAACAGATATATCCACATTGGGCTCAGGAAGCACAGTTACTATATCGGCAAATATTAACGTCGCATCAACATATAATGCAGATTCTGGAAGCGCAGCTCCTGTCGCTGGCGTTCTTAATATTCTAGGCGGATCGAATATTAATACCTCAGCTTCTGGAAATACCGTAACGGTAGGCACTAATGCGAATATAGATGTTACGGGAAATCTTATTGTAAATGGTACATCTACCTTTGTAGGTGGAGCAACCTTTGCTTCATCTACTACCTTTAATGGTCCGGTTGCTATCAGCTCACTAGGACAAGGAGTTGTACAGTCAAACTCATCAGGATTTCTTTCTTCAAATGAAGGGACCAATGGGCAGATGCTTATAGGGTCTTCATCAGGAGCTCCAGCCTGGGGCAACCTCACCTCTATGGATAGTAGTGTAATGATTACGAATGGAGCTAACACCATAAACCTGAGCGCGAGTGGTGGAAGTGTTATTACCGGAAGTTACTTTGCAGCATATCTTCTTAACGATCTTACGCTTGTTGGGCCAGGTCCTTACGCATATCAATTGGGAAGCTCTGGTGGTCCCGGCGGAATATTAACCGTTATTAGTAATGGTGGCGGAGCATTCACTCCAGGAGATGGAGTTTCTACGCCAGCTAAATTTACTGCTCCTGCGACCGGTATTTATTCATTTACAATATCTGTCGGCGTTAAACAGGGATCAACCTATTCAACCTCGGGATGGTTATATTTATTTACGAACGATTTCAACTATGTTGGTGGAGGTCTTATTAGTCCTGCATTTCCCGCAGATCCTGCGATTGTTGCTGGTATTGTTCAGGCATATGGTACTTTTGCAGTTCCGATGACAATTGGAGATGTTGCTACCTTTGCTCCCTTTTATAGCGGATCGTGTACCTTTTTAGGAACGACCCCATCTTCGCTGTATCCTACTTTTCCCGCTTCGCTTTACACATATGTTAGTGGATATCGGCTTGCTTAAGGAGATGTGATGACAACAGCTAATAACCAGCGGCTTTCAGGGATTAACCCAACGGCATATTTTGGGGTAAATCCTGCAAGCCCACTCCCTCTTTATATCAGTGATGTTGCTCCTACGTCTGACAATTTTGAGAATTTCAGTATTGGAACGTTGTGGTTGGTTCCAGGAACTGGCATGACTCCGTCTTCTAATAGTGAGCTTTGGATCCTTGCGGCTATATCCAAAATAACTGCTACCTGGGTTCAGTTATATCCCGGAACCGGTAGTGGTGGTGGTGCGAATACATATGTCTGTAACACAGGAGTTGCTAATCAATCGAGTGGTGCCATTTCTGTTCTAGGTGGCACAGGAATATCTACAACGGGATCGGGTAGTACTATCACCATTAATCTTACCGATACTTCAAGCCAATCATTCCCTACGGATTCAGGCACAGCGACTCCGTCATTGGGAGTTCTTAATGTTCACGGCGGCACTAATATACAAACCTCTGGATCTGGCAACACATTAAGAATTTCTACAACCCCCAATGTCACCATATCGGGAGATCTTACTGTTGATGGAACCTACAATGCTATCGGATCTGTAGTTCTTGATGATCCTGTTACCCTTGAGGGATCGGTCACTATTCCTGGGTTAGGGCAGGGAGTTGTTCAGGCACATACCGGCGGTTCTCTTTTCTCTACAGAAGGAACTAATGGGCAGGTGCTCATTGCTTCAAGTAGCGGTGCTCCTGCATGGAATAATCTCACATCTACTGATGGGAGTATCACTATCACCAATGGAGCCCATACGATAGATTTAGCCTCGCATGGCAGTGGAGGAAGTCTTGTAAGCTCCAGTTACTTCTTAGCATATCAATCAGCAAACTTGAGCATCAATGTTCCTGTCACAAACTTTCCCATAGGAAGTCTTGGTGGCGCTCCTGGTATTCTTACCATAAGCAGGAACCCAGGCAGCCATTTTTTCCCTGGCAATGGATCGACGCTTGGTGCTACTTATACTGCTCCAGCAACAGGAACGTATGTATTTATCTTCCAGGTAACTTGGTTTGTGCTTTCATTTCAGCCAACAGTTGTTTGGAACTATATCGATACGCCTGCGCATCGCTATACAGGGTTTGGTATACCAGCCTTTCAGATACCAAGAACTCCAAGTACTGTGAGAGATGGTACTATATGCGCTTATGCAAATTATACGGTTCCTCTCACCTTAGGAGATGTAGTAAATTTTACCGTCGCAAACCCCGGTGGAAGCTTTAGTGGGGGTGGAAATGCTTCCACAATATTTGGCATTAATCCTGCTGGTATAGGATTAGCTCCTTCAGGACTCTTCACTTTTATTTCTGGATATCGCATAGCTTAAGGGCTAATATGTTTCCTGGCCCCCAGGTCATCACTAGGGGCCAGTCCTGTTGGCAAATCAACGAGGGTCTGTTAAACCCTCACAAGCAGTGATCGCCAACCGTAAGCTCAGTAGATTATTGCCATCTTGGAGTTCCCAAAGTGGTTCATTGTCATCTTCACTTGTCTGGATGTATATCTCTTCGCGCCCCAATTCTCCTTCTATCACTCGACAAATAGTTCCCTTGGGAACCATGTCATATTGTCCTGGCTTGCTGTATCTCTTGAGAATCTTAGGGCACGTCATGAGATCTCCTTTACAATGTGACTATCTCTTTTCTCCATTCCTCATAGCTTTTATTGAGCGAACTCTTTCGACCGATGCTCTATATTTCGATTTTGGCATATCGGCAAGCGACTGAAGTCGTAACCCTTCTAATACCTGTTCGGCTATATCAGGATATTCTGCCAGCTCATACTCTAACTCTGCAAGTTGATCTTTTGATATAGCTTCTGGAGATTCCTGTCGAGAATCATATTTTGTATTTAATCCAGTACCCTTTTCATCCGAAGATCTTACGGGACTCATGGCCAACTCCCCATCATCGTCCTCTTTTGCCGCTGTGACTCCTACGAGGGCAGCGTATGAATATCTCCTGAGATACGTAATGCAACTTCCCAAAGTCTGGATATCATTTTTAGCTGGTATGATGCGCACGGTGCTTTCTATCCATTGCCCTGAGCTGTGTAGCAGTATGGTATGAAGAATATTTTGGCCATCATCGTGTACTACAACCTGCTGAACTACTGCAAGACCATTTGCCGTTAAATATTGCCGCGATGCCTTCACTACGGTCGCAAGATCGGCGTACTTAGACTTAAAATAGGGATTCTCTGAAGACTCAGATGCTACTCTCATGCCCATCTGAGCTTTTGCGAGTGCAGAGGCCAACTCATTAATCTGCTTAGATCTTCCCTTTTGTGATGATTGTTCAAGGGATGCTATAAGAGTGTCTAATTTTAACTCAAGCGATTCGATAGTTTTCTCGATATTTTCCACGCATTTATCCTCTCTAAACTCGGACTTTACAATCCATTTTCCTCACTATCAGTATACCATTTAGGAAAAGTATTGTAAAAATAACTAATCACATGTTATTTTTACGATGTATGACACACGCTTTAAAGATAAAGCAAATTTAAGGATATAGAATGAATCGCCCAGCTAAAAACAGAGACACTACATACGATTATGAGATCGTAGAATTGCGCAATCGGTTCCTGCACCTTATGGATGTTCTTAAGCCACCGCGGAATATTCAATATATGGCGAATGAAATGGCGATTAGTCCAGGTAGCCTTCATGGCTTTATAAAACAAAACAAGCGAACGACGCCGCGTCTTATATTTGCGATCAAGCAATGGATTCTAGAGAAGGAGCAGCAGGAGGGTATTAAAGTAAGATAATACTAAACATGGACCTGATGCAAAAATTGGTCTATATGTAATATGAAAGCTCAGAGAGCACTACTATTAAAAAGAAAAACGCCAGAGTTAGTCGCTCCAGCGTTTGACTTCTTCGAAACCTTTTTCCCCCAAGGAATACAATTCCTACAACTTTACGAACATACAAACAAAATCATCCCGCGCAGACGAATTGTGACTATTAACATGAATGTGTCTCCAAACCATATATACATCGAGCTCAATATACACACGGAGATTCAAACCAACTCCAACAAAAGCGAAAGAATAATCAAAGCCGAAGGGCTAAGGAGTATCAGAATCGAGAGTCGAAGGAGCAGAACGCCAAGGAAAGCACCAAGTAAAATGCCAAGAAAGCAAATGACAAGGAAAGCCGCAAGGAGTTTACCATATGTCAATTGATGCTGTTCACATCGTTAATCCTTATTCTAGGGGTAAACGAACTAAAAAGCAATACTTGCATCTCAATTTCCCACAATCTCGTATGGGAATATCTGATTTTACAGAATCGTTCATAAAATCCATTCCGTTGTGTGCACGAGAAGCGTTAGGATATCTTGCGCAACTCTCTTCCCGTTTTGGCTTTGTTTGCCCATCTCACTTCACTATAGCGCGCAAAATAGGCAGGTGTGATCGTCAGGTGAGAAGGTACCTTGATATGCTCAAAGAGAAAGGATTCATCTCTTCATTCCAAAGATACAACGACAGCTGCCTCTATAAGGTGAACCCCCTCATTCTCAACCAAGAGGTCCGCCAGGCCTTCTCTCGCCATACGAGATCATTCCAATTTATACCCTTCCTTTTACTGCTTGGATTGCGCGATCTGGAAGAGAATGTCCGACTAGGTTTAAGTAATATTTATATAAATAAACCTCTTACATATGTAAATCATATAGAGGGAGAGCGAGACCCCCAGGTATACCCTATGATTCCCTCACAAATTTCCCAGACCCTGAGATCCTTGCACTGCTTTAAACTCACGCGGTGGGGTCAGATGCGACTCTGTTGTTATCCCGATGAAGCGCTTCTCTATGCTCAAAAACAATTAGTAACATCGAAGGGTAAGGTTCATGATCTGTTCGTATGGTTTAAGTCTGTATGTGAGCGATATTGCTTTGAAAAGGGGCTTAGAATCCGACATGACCATGTTACCGAGCTCCATAAGCAGTTCCCCGAACCACCCTCTGCCCGTATGTTGCTGGATGAAGTGCAATCAGCTCATCCTCGAGAACAATTCTGTCGAGCGCTTGAGTCTGCACAACAAGATCCTTCCCTTAAGTGGCTCTTTGGTTCGGCGCCCATGCCTTCTCTTCCCCAATCCTCTTTAGAGCTTCCTAAACTTCCTCAAGAGATAGCTGAGCGCATAGCTGCTCGTAAGCGCGCGAGAGGCATCCAATTTAAATGAGGATCAATTGTGTTACAAATTATTAGGACATGGAATACAATGCACTACCTATCCCCATTCGTTGAACTAGGAGGATCCTCATGATGTATGTGTTATCTGGTAAGCCCATCTCTATTCTTAAGATGAGAGAGCAGCAGAAGAGACAGCAGTGGGATGAGCAAGCTGCGGCTAAGGCACGGCTCTCTTTTGATCTTGCCAACCAGCACGCAGATCGTCCCCTTTATGATGGACCTCTTCATATCACGGTGGCCTTTTATTTTCAGTTCTTACAGCCCATTTCTCGAGAAAAGCTTTCCCAATTCAAGGGAATACCCCATATGATTAATCCAGGGCTTACTGATCTTATACAGTTTGTGGAATGGATAGGGAAGGGAGTACTTTTTGCGCATGACTATATAATTTGCGGAATAGATGCTAGAAAGTGTTTTGATGACAACCCGAGAACTGAAATAACTATTAAAAGGTTGGATTAACATGGATGAAATTGTGCAAAGAGGTAATATAGTTAAAAAACGTAGAGTAAGAGCCTTAGAAGAACCTGTTAAACCAATAGATTTAACCAAATACAAGATGCCACTCTTTGAGCGCATGAGATTGACTCCTAAGATGGATTCTGAACTTGAGGCTATGGCCTCAGATCTTGTCACCTGGGCACAGGATGAGGATGCGGTAGTCTTTGATGAGTTTGTAGCTATATCAGGGGTTCCAACTCCTCGCCTGTATGAATGGGCTAGGAAGAATGAAACTCTTGCTGAGGCTATGGCTATAGCTAAAAGACTTATCGGTGCTCGCAGAGAGCGTAGGGGTCTTGAGGGGAAGTATAATCCAGGACTTGTTATGGGCATGATGTGGAACTATAACGATGAGTATAAAGCTTGGAAGAGGGAGTTGAAGGAGAAGGCTCCTGAAGTTAGCAGCGGAGATTTTACAGTAATTATGGAAACTATGCCCAATTCTCCCCTTGTAGAGGAGAAGAAATAGAATGTCGAACAATAAGCATGGTTGGACTTGTGCGGGATTTTCAAAAGACCCTGCGCTCTCTGTCTGGAAAACAATCATGAGGAAATCATTTCTTCCTGGCGCTAGAGGATATCGATCGGTAGGAGCGCTAGGTCGTGGGGCTCCGGTACATTGGAGAGATATGGCGGCATTTATCAAAGATGTCGGAGATCGTCCTAATAGGCTTTGGCTTCTAAGAAAAGATATAACTCTCCCATATAGCAAGGAGAACTGTTATTGGGGAAATCCAAAGGATTTTCAAAAAGAAAAACCAAGGCCAGAAAATATACATGGAGTCATTGGAAAGAAGTACGGGAAATGGACCCCTATTTCCTATTTTAACAAAGGGAAGAGAAGATTTTATGTATGTAGATGTGATTGTGGGAATGTTTTTGACGTTAACTCATCTAGTTTAAAAAGTTTAGATTCAACTCAATGTAGACTTTGTGGCCAGTTTAAAATCACAAAAAGTACTAAGGAAAGATACCAGTCTGAATGGTCTTTGATTAAGGATTCATTTATTGGACGAACTTTTGGAGAATGGACCATAATTGGGACTCTTGAAGAATCAAAAGGCGGAAAGCATATATTTATCTGTCAGTGCTCATGTGGCAATCAGAAGGAGATGCAAAGAGGGTCGTTTTTTTATGGGAATTCTAAGATGTGTATAATTTGTTCGAAGCGAAAAAGATACTAGATCGCCTTTACTTTCAAGGTGCCGCACGGATACCCTGGGGGCAGCGAAGAACAGCTTAGACGTAACAGCCTCACCCTTTATAGGAAGGAGTAGTCCCATGATTATTCTTTTATGGTGGCTTTTTGTATCATGTCTCTCCGTGGCTTCAGAACATAGTCTTCAATTGAAGCCAATACCTACTTACGCAGCGCTCTCTAGTGAGCAATTCGATAGAACATACCGTGACCCCAAAACAGAGGCAGAGCTCATAATCCCCGAAGCTCCGCAGGGATTTCGTCGTCCTGTGTTGTCACATGAAATTAACCCTTCCTATTTTATGGCAGGTGGTGCGATACTGGTGGCCGCAGGATATGCGTTACCCTACGCGATGACCGCTGTAGCTCAGGGAGTTGAGCAATCGATGAATGTGCTTTTACAGGATGTAATAAATAGCCCAGCAAAGCTGTTAAAGGCAGCAGGGATGATCACTACTCTTTGCGCTGTTGGATGGCAGCGATGGAGAAGATATGAGGCAGATATGTCGGGAATATCTGATCAGCTTCTTTCTTACCATCAGTATGCTCTTGCATCTCGAGATGCTATGGGTGGTATGCTCGGTCTGATTAAACAATACCAAGATGTTGCATATAGGGCTGAAAAGAGATCGCTTTATACCTTTGCTGCTCTGTCTCACTTTATAGAATATAACCGCTCAGTTTCAAATGAAATGAATGCTAATATGCAGAAGATTGGTAAGCATACACATGAGCCCGACGATAAAAGGCTGTCTTCAGATCTTACAGGGGTTCGGTCACAACTTGCGCATCTTTCTTCTGAGGCAAGTCGAACATCTCAAGCATCAGCCTTTAATAAACAGAGTATTGAGGCATTGGGCGCTGAGATGAGAGTGATAGCAAGCCGCGTTTCTGAGAACTCTCATGCGCATACGCAAAGTATTATTGCTCTTGGGGCAGAAGTGAGGTCTATGGGAGATAGATTCTCTTCTGAGATTCATACGCTTACTGAAAGGATGAATGCACCATCAGCTTTTCAGGGGGCAAAACGAGCTTTTTTGCAGACAATCACCTCAGTATCTCAACCGTCCGGGAGGAGACCGAGTTTGAGCGGCAGCAGCTCCTCGACTCCACAGATTCCACCGAGTCCTACCCCCTCGTCATCACCGTCAGTGGCCCAAACACCCCTTGCCCAGCCGATGTCAGCCCAGGAGAATGGAAGCGGAGACGGTTCTTTACAACCGAGGGATGATGACTGATGGGAGTAGAGACAATAATACGTTTAAACCGATTTGTTCCACGACCGTATCAACTTCCCATTTTTGATGCGATAGAAAACAAAGGGTATAAGCGAGTTCTTGTCATACTGCCCCGACGTGCGGGAAAAGACATTAGCGCATTCAACCTCGTCATTCGACAAGCGTTACGGAAGGTGGGGGTATATTACTATATATTCCCCACCTATTCCCAGGCGAAGAAGGTTATCTGGGATTCGATGACTAATGATGGCGACCGATTTTTAGACTATATCCCGCCTGAAATCATAGAGTCTAAAAACTCACAAGAGATGAAGATTCGCTTTAAGAACGGCTCACTTATACAGCTTGTAGGGTCTGATAATTTCGATTCCCTTATGGGAACTAACCCGCGCGGGGTTGTTTTCTCAGAGTATGCATTACAGGACCCGCGTGCATACCAGTTTATACGCCCTATCTTGGTAGCAAATGACGGATGGGCGCTCTTCCTTTCGACACCACGGGGAAAGAATCATCTCTGGGAATTGTATAACATAGCGAAGGAATCTCCCCATTGGTTCTGTTTAAAGCTCACGATAGAAGATACAGAACACATCCCTCTTTATGAAATTGAGAAGGAGAAGGCTGAGGGTATTATGTCCGATGATCTTATTCAGCAGGAATATTACACCTCATTCGAGCTCGGCGTTGAGGGTGCTTATTACACAAAATACCTTGATCGCATGAGAACGAAGGGACAGATTGGCGTCGTTCCTTGGGAGGCTGGGTTTAAAGTTCATACCGCTTGGGACTTGGGAGTTAGGGATTCTACGTGCATCATCTTCTTTCAGACTATAGGCCAGACGGTTCGCATCATCGATTACTATGAGAAGAATAAAGAGGGGTTGGAACACTATGTTAAAGTTATCCAGAATAAGCCCTACTCCTATGGCAAGCACATTGCCCCTCATGATATTAAGGTGAAAGAGTTTGGCACTGGCATGACTCGTCTTGAGAAAGCTCGACAGCTTGGAATATCATTCGTTATAGCGCCAGACCTGAGTGTTATTGATGGTATTGAGGCGGTAAGAAGTGTTCTAAGTAAGATATGGATAGATGAGAATGTGTGCATCCCTCTTATTAAGGCGCTTGAGAACTATCGCCAGGAGTTTGATGCTAAGAGGAAGGTGTATAAAGATCATCCTTTACATGATGTATGGAGCCATGCAGCCGATGCTATGCGCTATCTCGCTATATCTTTACCAAAGACGCGGGATGGTTCGAGCGCTCAGGATATTGAGAGGCGATATAATGAAGCGATTTATGGAGGCAATGCGAATATGCCGTCAGTTTTTCGAAGTGATATTCATGAGTATTAATGTATGAGGAGCTCGCCATCGATAATCTTAAAAACTTTCTCACCTTCAATGAAGTAGCGGAAATATTAGGCCTTTCTCACCATAAGCTTATTAATCTAGACCTTACTGGAAAACTTGTTCCCTTTGTCGATCCTAAAACTAAGAAGCGGTACTATGATCCAGAAAAGGTAGAGATAGTTCAGAAAAAGATTGTCTCTAAGCGAGCGTAGTTGTAGCATAAGTCGAATCTCTCCTCCCTCTTATTGAGGATAAAGAATGCTGTTTCCTCAGTTAGGCCCAACATATCTCAATGAGAACGATCGTTCAATCATCGCTCGCATGGAGTCTTTCTATGCGGAAAGTATAACGATTAATCAGAGTTTCTGGGCTGAGGCTGATACGGACACCAGGTTCCACGCAGGAGACCAGCAGCTTTGGTCAGACATATACGGAAACCTGAATGCAAATCGTCGTCGTATGTTCAACTTCAATCGCATCCGCCGTGTCATTAATATGATAAGCGGGTATCAAAGAAGAAATCGGAAGTCGACCATTGTGGTTCCTGTTGAGAATGCTGACGCAGAGACTGCTGATCAATTCACTAAGATTATGATGTGGGTGGCCAACCAAGAAGGAATGCTCGAAACTATTTCCGAGTCTTTCGAAGGGTCGCTTGTTACTGGTATGAATCTTCTCCAGGTATGGGTCGATTACCGATCGGACCCCGTGTCTGGGAATATACGTGTGGACAACTGTTCATATAATAGCTTCCTTATCGACCCATACTTTCGCAAGATGGATCTTTCCGACTGTAATTCTATCTGGAAGCGCTCATTCCTTACTAAGAGAGAGGCGGTATCGCTTCTTCCTGAGTATCGCGATGAGATTCTTGCGCTTCCCGGTAATGATAATGGGTCAGGACGTGATGGTAAATTCCAGTTCATGCCTGAGTCATATAATTATGGTATGAAGAATCTTCTTACTTACGATGAATTTTACTACCGAGACTACCGCACCCAAAAGATGCTTGTCGATTCACAGACGGGCGAAACTATGGAGTGGAATGGTGATAATGACCGCCTTAGGCAGTTCATATCTCAATATCCTCAGGTATCAGTCATAGAGAGCGAAATTCCTACCGTTAAGCTCGCTATTGTGGTGCAGGGTAAAGTATTCTACGATGGTCCAAACCCAATGGGCATAGACAAATATCCATTCGTTCCTGTTTTCAGCTATTATGCTCCACAAATGCCCTACTTTCCTATCAGGATTCAGGGAGTTGTGCGTGGTTTAAGGGATGCTCAATACTTATATAATAGGCGCCGGGTTATAGAGCTCGATATTCTTGAGAGCCAGATCAATTCAGGATGGATCTACAAGGAGAACGCGCTCGTTAATCCTAAGGATGTGTTCTTAAGTGGACAGGGTAGAGGTCTTGCGCTTAAAGAAGAGGCGCAGATGTCCGATGTTCAACAAATACAGCCGCCACAAGTTCCACCATCCATGATCCAACTTTCTGAGCTTTTAGCACGAGAGGTTCAAGAGATATCAGGAGTGAATGAGGAGCTACTTGGTAGCGCGTCTGATAGCAAAGCGGGCATTCTTTCAATGCTCCGACAAGGCGCTGGGCTTACTACTCTTCAGGTTCTTTTTGATAACCTCGATCAAGCGCAAAAGCTTCTCGGAAAGCTTCTTATTAGCATTATTCAGGCCAACTTTACTCCTGGTAAGGTTCAAAAGATACTCGAAGGAGAGCAGCCTGCTCCTCAATTCTATAATAAAGCTTTCGGTAAGTACGATGCCGCTGTTGAAGAGGGTCTTAATACCGGAACTCAGAAGCAGATGTACTTCGCACAACTTCTCCAACTGAGAGAGGCGGGAATCCCTATCCCTAATGATGTGATTATAGAGGCTGCAACGCTTCAGAATAAGAAGAAACTTATCGAATCAATGCAACAGGCTGAACAGCAACAGGCTCAAGTTGCTCAGTCTCAGATGGAATCTCAAATGCAGGAGCAGCAGGCTCGCACAGAACTTGCTCAAGCGCGTGCTGTAGCAGATCGCGGGCTTGGTATTGAGCGCGCAAGTAGAGTTCAAGAAAATCAGGCGCTCGCTGTAGAACGTCGTGCAGAGGCTGAAAAGGATCGTGATATGGCAGTGCTCAACTTAGCAAGGGCTCTCAAGGAGCTTGAGGGAGTTGACCTAGACAATATCATGAAGCTTGCTACGCTTGCTCGGGTTGTCTCAAGTAAAGAGCTCCAACCTCAAGAACAAAACGTACAGTAAGCTTACGAGGCGCTCATGAAATCCTATCTCCCCATTCTATTGGTATGCTCGTTTTCTCTTATGGGTAATGATGCACAACCGATTCCTGTAGAAAAATCATCAATAGATTTTAGAGATCCAGAGGATAACTCTTTAAATAATAGCGTCGTATACTTCATCCTTTTCTGTGTCTTAATATACGTGTGCTCAGAGAGGGACCAGGTCCATCCATTCGGCGTCGGGTTCTATTTTGATGTATAAATATTTCTGATAAAGTATATGAATATTTTTATACATATGATATAATTCTCATAAGAGCGGTTGGGATTAGGGGGGAATAATATGGACGCGACGCTTATGGCATTACTTGCCGCAGCGCTGGGAGGTGTTGGTGGTGCTTCTGTTTCTGAAGTGAGAAATCATTATAAGATTCAGAAGATTGTTGCGGCTCACGATCAAGTGGTCGAGGAGTTTAATAAAAGAGAAGATGAGGATGAGAAGACGAAGAATCTCTGCATTCTTCTTGCACAATCGTTCCCAACGAGTGAGAGTGTTCGTCAGCTTGGCGATAGCCTTGAGCGCATACAGAATGGTGCTGATGCATTAGCCCGTATCGATAAATATCGTAGAAGTATTTCGGCAAATTCCCTCCACGTACTCGTTTCTCATATAAATCAGCAGAACGCTCAAAAGAAGAATTCATAAAACTCTTGTGTAGCAAAGTGGGACTCATCTACATTAGTACTGTCCTAGCGCATCAGCGGTAGGTAGTTAGAGGTTTTCCCTTGCAGCGGAAATTCCGTATGCAGTTTCTACCAGGAGAGCATCATGGCAAAAAAACGTTACCACGAAGGTTACTACGAAGGCATGGATGCCCGTCGTCGCCAAGAAATGGAAGATTCAGGAATGATCCATGAAGATCACCGAGCAATCGCAAATCTTCCTCAGGAAGTAAAAATTGCACCGTATCCAAAAACAGGACCATACATCCCAGAAGTTCTTGATGATACCATTAGTGGTGTAGATATGCAGATGGATGGCGATGATAAAAAACGTCGTGAGCACTTTAAGCCTAAAAAGGTGTAATGATGCCGTCGATGCCAAGAGTTCCTGGAAAGGGAAAGAAGATCGCTTACAAGCTGCTTGGTATTCCTGCCAATATAGCCGCTAAGCAGACTCCTTCTCAAAAGGAAGCTGATCAACGGCTTACCTTCCAGCAGACTGCTCGATCTAAATAGGAGCGCCTATGTTCTTTTATGATTCAAAAATAGATCCGCGTCGAGCTCAAGAGAAACGCGATAGCCTCATGATAGAGCCTGACAAAACAGCGATGGCTAACTGCCCGCGCCAGGCAATACATCATGAGTGGCCAAAGCTTATCTATAACCCCCACATTATTGATCAAGGAATTGATTAACATGGCAAAATGTAGCAAATGCTCAAAGATGATGGAAAAGGAAGTCTCTCGAGACGAGAAGCTCTCTAAAGTCACTACCCACAAAGGTAAGGGCAAGGTTGAAAAAGTTATGAAGGAGTTCAAAAAGGATGAACTTCATAGCGGAAGCAAAAAGGGACCTCTTGTTAAGAATCCTAAGCAAGCCATCGCCATAGCTTTAAGTGAGGGTCGCAAGGCTCAGAAGCGGCGTAAAAAATAATAATTATCCTCTCGGGAGCCTGCTAACTCCCTAGTCCCCACACCCCTGGATTTCCCTCATCATGAGATCCAGGGGCTGTCCTTATGAAATCTCTGGGAGCTCTTTAGTGGGGAATTTAAAAAATGAGAGTGATTTAGTTTCATGAAACCTCTCAACACTCCATCCCAATTCGTACTGATACATCTCTATAATATCCTTACTCGTCTGCTTTTCTAGACCAAGAATCGATTCTAGGTGTTGAATTGCATACTCTCGAGACGATTCTAGGATGATGAGTGGGTAAAGTCCGGGCCACCACTCTATAAAGACGCGAGTATCAGGAGTATCTATTCCTTTTACCATCCACAATTCTCGATAGAATTCCTTAATTTGTCCGCCACTTAAGTTGAGACGGTCAAATATTTGAGAAAAATCGCGCGAAAACGATCCCCTTAAGGTGAGCGTAGAAGTCGATTTTCCATCGAAATCCTTCTCATTATTCATGCTCTCTGACGTAACAATCGTCTTTCCAGTGCCTTCTTCAATCTTTAAACATGCCTTCTTGCCTTCTGTGAAGTACTCAATAAAACAGAAGTGCGACTTTCTTAAGAGTCGAGTGGCATTGATAGCAGTAAGTCTTTTACGAACTTCTTTTGTGCAGATGGGGTAATATCGCGCCTTGTAGTACATATCTCTCCAAATAGATGTAAGTTTGAAATTATTATAATGTTATATTTCTCCACAATCCTTCGATTTGAGCTAGAAGTGCTTAAAAATGTCCTGTATACTACATGGCATGTTGAGTCAGGGAATTCAACATATGAAGCAGTGTCATCCCTTAATGCATGGAGTTTTTGTGAAAAAGCTTTTAATATCGATGTTATTTTTATATTCACCAGTCTACTTATGCGGTTCATCTCATATGATCGATCCCGTATACCTCAGAAAGTCGAGAGCGCTGAGTTCACAGCAAGCTGAGGAAAGAACAATTATCAATCTTTCACATGCTGCTCCTCGTAGTATTTGGTCTTCCCATACTATGCGCGATGTTGCTCTGTATCATGGTTCGAAGGGGTTTGCGGTTCATGAAGGAAGTGAAGTGTATGCCATTAATTACCATGATCAGGATGAGATGTCTCGTAAGATAAATATGGGCAATTTGTTAGGGTTCTTAAATTCTGGTGGTCGTATCTTTGTTTCCCGCGCTAACGATGGATCCTTTCTTATGAAAGCATCAATTGGAGCTCCTGGAGGTGGGCCTATATTAGCAAATATTATGTGTTATGGAACGTTCTTGTTAGGAGGATGCCTTCCAATACTACTTCCGAACTTTGTCTTGAATTCTTATATTTCCAGATCTGCTATTCTTAAATCATATTCCGTCTATCTAGAGTCATTGTCCTTGCAGGACTGTCAGATGGGCCATCCTGAGGCTGCTGAATGGGTTACATCAGTGATAACTTTGTCGACATCCATAGCTGGATATGCCGTAGTTTTAAATAAGTATCCACACGCTTTATCAAATTACTATAGAAAATTAATAAGAATTGCGGATATGGCATACACCAAGGGTCTCTTAATGAGATTTCCAGGAGATGAAGTCACAGCTTAGAATTAGTATTTATACCCGTAGGAGATATGCGTGAATATTTTGAAATATATGATCATATTGTCGATCGGGCAGTCTTTTGGGCAACATATTCGAGCAGAAGCTATTTCTGCAAACTTACTATATGGACTCACCTATGCAACTATGTATGGAGTTGCTGGTACATTGAATATTTTCCTTGATGTGCATCAAAGCTATAGGGCTTGGAGTTGGGGGTTGATAATTGTTAAAAGTTCTATAAGGACCGTTGATCCTATGACACCTACCCAGATAATGTCAGAAGCGTCTTTGGACTTTGCGAAATTTTTCTTATCATTTCAAGCTCATACGCTATACGAGAGAAAGATTTGGGAGCCTTTAAGAGATACATATATTCCGAAATGTGCGGATAAAATGTATGAATGGGGAATGAGGATTCCGCGCATTTGATATTTTTGGCTGAGGGAGCCAAAGTGAGGGGTAGTGGAACTGGTTATTTTATATTAGCTACTGACTGATTTTAATCCAGTTACACTGCCCCTTATATAGACAAAGAGGTGCTATATGTTGAGCGAAGATATCGTATTATCGGGGACGTTCCTACTTATTGGATTGCTTTTGGGTATTATAGGAACAACCATATACTTTTCACCTCAAAAATCTTTTGAGAGAGGCGGAGTGTACTCTCTTCGGGGAGCTACGCTAGGAATTGGCGTCTAATAAGATTTGTTATGCTCTGCAGGGGGTGATTTATGGAACTTTCATGGATAAAGCTTGATAAATGCGAGACAATTGCCCTAAGGCCCGGGTTTAGGGAATCAAAATCTCCTTGGCGCCGTAAAAAAATAACGTATTACTACCATACAGTTATAATACTTTTGCGGGGTGGAGAATTAGGAATAACCAATGCTCGTTGGGGTGGAGAGAGCCCAGAGTCTGCTGTATGGGAAGGATTTCAGTTCCCAATGAGAAGTTTTCCATGGGGTCTTCGATTTACAAGGAGAGGTAAATCAGATCAGCCTGTTGGATGGATGTATTGGGAGGATCTTAAGAATGCGCTTCCACTATGGAATGAATCACAATCCACTTTCTGATAAGATTTGTTATGTATTAATGATTTGAATGATAGACGCATGAGGATAGTCCAGTATTTGTTGATATTTTTATTTGTATGTTCGGTAATCGAATACTTACTAGAAGGAAATTATGAGACCAGAACACCTATTTTATAGCCTTGGCATACTATATTTTGCTACTGGATCCATGTATTTTGCTAAACAGCTGGGGGAGATTTCTCGATATGCTGCGTGTATATCAGTATCCCTGTCGTGTCTATATTTTATGTGGGAAAGTAATGGTTGACGTACATTTTATAAGAAGGACGAGGCTTAGGCAGTCAATGGCATGAATCACAATGAACTTAAGGGGCCAGTCGTTATCACTTGGAAGCCTTTTACCATGCATCCAATTCTTTGTGCCGGCGACAAAGTTTTTATAAAGGATGGATGATGTCTTCTTGAGGTCGCTATAAGATTGGAAAGCGATATAGAGAGAATGCACGCCCAATTTCTGATAATGTTAATTATGTACTGTTATGACCGACTAGATTTATAAAAATACGCTCAGTATATTGTAAGCGCATGGTTTGCACACAGTTAACATGCATGTCCCACATGCTATTCATACCTTTCCTTCCACGAGAGGATTTTGGATAGTGTGTGGGCTTATCTTTTTTGAACCAATGATTTAAGAGCGCCTAAGATACGCCGCCATCCCGAGGGCTGTATGAAAAGCGCCTCAGATTCTTGGAGAGCATCTTCAAGGCTTATTTGATCAACATCCTGCTCAAGAAGGCCTTGTACATGGTCGCGGTTCCAAGAGGCCCCCTGTTCATAGGATCTTTTACTCTGAGCGAGTGGTTGAGTTGGGGTCGGCACTGGCCGATCTTCTGATGATACGAGCGCGATGGTTGAGAGTAAGGAAAGGGAGAGTGTCTTCATAGCATTCACTTCCTTCTTTTTGGATCTTGTAGTCTTCTTGAAGTTTTAACAGGACTTCCACTTGTCGGAAAGAGTTCTTGGGGAGATAGCCGTTGCTCAGGACGCCGTTTAGATGTTTTTGCCTTCATCGCTCTCATAACCTGTTCCATATCGGGAGACTCTGGTGTTTGGGGCAAGCTGCGTATGAGAAATTTGATATATTCCGGATCTTGATGTTGAAAAAACACTGAATATTCGATGATATCATGGACGCCGGGGCTCCTTACCAACTTTCTTGTTGGTTGCCCATCTCCGCATATTAATGATGTCGCCATAAGAAGTGGGAGTGTATGCTTCATAGATTGTCCTTTCTAATGGGTTCAACTATACTGTGCCCCGTAAACGAAAGCGCTTCGTGACAGGATCGGCTCCTATAAGTTAGTATAAAGAACTCTCTCACACTTACAAAAGAATAGGGCTGCCATGGATGAACCAAGAAAGACAGTTGGAGCAATAGTACAAAATCTAATTGAGCTTGAACCTGATAAAAATACTGTCATGGATCAACAGAGCGGTATGCAAGAAGACTATATAAAGGAATTGATCGCATGCGCAAAAGCGTTCTCCTTAGCTCATCCTGGTAAGAACTTTTTCGTTTGTGTTCTAACTAAGAGTGAAAAATTACTTCACAATGTTTTTCGAAATTATTTTGTTGCGCGGCTGTCATGTCCAACCCCGAACTATGATCAGACCGTGTACAGATTTGATGCTCATCATGAGCAAATGATGTTAATGTGGGTCATACCATGTAAGGAAGCATGTATACACCTGAAAGAGAATGCATTAATCGTGGATGATTCAGAGCGCGATCTTTTAAGATTCGTCATGAGATTTTCAGATGGAACTCTGTATAGGATGTGTCGATTCCTTAATGGAGAGAAAGATGGTGCCCCCAATATAAATTAGGAGGATTTATGATTGATAACGAAGTTCTTACACAAGATGAACAGCTTGAATCAACCCAATCTACTGAAGAATCTCCTTCGCCAGAGCAACAATCTCCCGCTGTAGAGGATAAGGCAGCCTACAATTATCGTAAACTGCGCGAAAAAGCTGAGCGTATGGAGCGAGAGCGCGATGAAGCCATGCGTAAGATCCAAGAGTTCGAGGCTCGCAGTCAAGCACATAGTTCTCCTGCAGAAGACGAGGAGATTAATCTTGAGCCAGATGCCCTCGCAGAAGGAAAACATATTAGTAAGGTTTCTCAAAAGATTAAGCGCTTGGAAAACGAACTTAAGCAATACCGTCAACAGAGTGTTGTTGAGTCTACTGAGACGCGCCTTAAGGCTCAGTTTTCTGACTTTGATCGCATTGTTTCTAAGGAGAATATCGAATCTCTTCGAGAGAGCTATCCCGAAGTGGCTGCATCGATCCATGCTAATCCTGATTTATACGGTCGAGCGGTCGCTGCGTATACTCTTATAAAACAATTCGGAATCGCAAAAGACCAATTAATAGAGGCTGATCGAGCATTAGTACAAAAGAATGCCGCAAAGCCACGCCCAATGGCAAGTATATCTCCACAACAAGGAGATTCTCCTTTATCTAAGGCAAATGCATTCGCAAATGGACTCACTGATGATCTAAAGAATCAGCTCTGGAAAGAGATGACTCAGACGCGAAGAGCTTCGTAAGATTATTTAATATAGGGGGATTATAATGTCCCCCTATATTTCTTGCTTCGCAAAACGGCACGGGATTATACTGCGTATCAGCGTATTGGGTTTCGCTACCCCATTCCGGCGTATTGGGCCTCGCCATCCCAGGCGTACGGAAGGCTCGCCACCTTCGAGTAAATATGTGATCTCTTTCAAGAGTTCATAGGTTATTTTTGAGGTACAGCGATGTCAATAACGACAACCAGCACGCTGCCCGCTCCAGTTCAGCAGAGCTTTAGCTATAAGCTCCTGAGCGTGCCCGTGCCAAATATGATTCATAAAATACCTGCCATGCTCAAACAGATGCCCCGCAATGGTGGTACGACGTTAAGGATGCGACGGTATAATCCATTAATATTAGTGGATGTAAAATTTTCTCTTATTGACTTGGAAGCCGTAGCGTAAGAGCCGGTGACAAGGGGCAAGCGAAAGCAGCCTGAACGACTAAGTGAGAAGACCTCGAAAGAGGATGCGATAGTCTGAACTCCATGGAAACATGGAGAGGAGCTCCCGAAGAGGACTCCCGCCTTAAAAGAGGTCTCAAAAGTAACAGAATGTAAACACCGCAATGGTTCCTCTTGGAAACTCTGGTGTTACTCCTCCAGCCCAAAATCTGACCGCTGTCGATATCGACGCAAAGATCAGCTTTTATGGCACCTATGTTCAGATTAATGAGCAGGTAACATTACAAAACCAAGACCCAGTACTTAATGAATGTGCTGCGCGTCTTGGGGTATCACTTCGCCAAACAGAAGATCAGCTTACTCGCGACATGCTTGTTAGTACTGCTGCTTTCATTAACTGTACTGGTGGTGTGAATGGTGACAACCCAACTCAAATTACACGATCAGATGTTAACACGGTGGTTCGTACGCTGTTGAACAACAACGCATATACCATCATGGATAACATTGAAGGTGAAGATAAGTTCGGGACTGCACCAGTTCGTGATGCATACTTCGCACTTTGCTCAACAAACTTAACGGGCAACTTGGATAACGTTGCTGGATTCATTCAAAAGAACCAGTACCCAGCTCCTATGAACGCTCTTAAGTCTGAGTGGGGAGCTGTTGGAAACCTTCGTTTCCTTGTGTCTTCTATCGGATCAGTAACAGCAAATGCTTCTATGCTTGGAGCAAATGTGTACAACATTCCTTGCGTAGGTATGGAAGCATACGCATGTATCGAACAAGACGGATACTCGTCAAGCTTCGTCTATCGTCCGCCAATTTTCGATGGCCCATTGGCACTTAATGCTTCTGTAGGCTATAAATTTGCCGAAGTTCCCCGAATCACCAATGATTTGTGGGTTATCAATCTTCGCGCAACCCTTGCGTAAGGAGATTTATCATGTCGAATGGAACAATCATCCAACAGGGTTCATTTACCTCTACAGGATCCAACGTAACCTTGAACCTTCGTTCAGGTGTTGATTGGATAGAGCTCTATAACTACACTCAGATCGTCGCTGGTGCTGTATCTACCGGTTATCAATTCTACTGGCAGCTTGGCATGCCAAATGGTGTTGGTATTGAAACTCAATCAAACGCAGGTGGAACAGCGGTTGATATTATTCCAACCGCAGCGCTTTCATTTACTCTTGTTGATACATCCACAAATCCGAATGGACCAGCCCTTGCGATTACTGCAGGAACTAATGTCGTTCAACCTGTTTATACGGCCAATATTACTGGTCTCTCTAATGGGGATGTGGTTCGCTTGCTCAACGTGGCAGGAAACCTCAACCTCAGCGGTATGGACTTTACCGTTAGTAACGTTGTTGGCGGTACTTTCAGAATCGCAAATCCCCTTGCCAATGCGCCTGGAGCTGCTGCAGGAGCAGGGTTATATCGAAGAATCGCGTATGATCCTATCTTCTACCCACCATGGCGGTTTATTGTTAACATCACACAGGCTGCTCAAGCCGTCGTGACAACGAGTGTTAACCATACCTACACGGTTGGACAACAGGTTCGCTTAGATACTTCTGACGCTTACGGCATGGTTGAGATCAATGGACTTACGGGAAACATTGTTGCTGTTACCGCTTCTACCTTTACGGTCGATATTAACACCACTGCGTTCACCGCATTCCAATTCCCTCTTGCTGCTGCTATTCCGTTCTCACAAGCTATCGTTAACCCAGTTGGAGAGACAGCAAATGCTACCATCTCTAACCCTAACTTGCTTGATGATGCAACAGTAAATACCGGATATATCGGTATTCAGCTAGCAGGTGGAACCGCAAACTTGCCTGCAGGTCAAAATAACGATGTTATCTACTGGAAAGCAGGTAAATCGTTTAACACATAAAACACATCTTTTCTGGGGCTCTTATATAGGGGCCCCAGAAGGGTTATAAGGAGGATTTTACCTATGGCACAGCAATCACCAGCATTGAGCAAAGATAAGTTGAAGCCCAATCTTGAGTTCATGAGGAATCGCGACAAAGAGCCTGTTCGAGGGAAATTCATATTCCATGAAGTTCCTGGTGGACAGATGAGCTTTGTGTATAAAGCCTATGAAAATGATGATGTTGAGCGATTCGATCTTGTTGATGGAGAGATATATACTCTTCCGCTCGGAGTTGCTAAGCATCTTAATAAAAACTGCTGGTATCCTGTTCATACTCATACAGTAGATGAGAATGGAAAGCCAATTCAGAAGATTGGACAAAAGGTCCGACGGTGCAGCTTTCAGAGCCTTGAGTTTGTCGATATAGATGACCTATCACCTGTTGGTGGATCGGGAATTGTGACCGTTGAGAATTTATAGGTGATGTATGCCCCGATGTTACGCTAATCCTAACCCTATTTATCAGCCAGCTATGCGTCTTATTGCTTCCATTACACAATCCTTTCCCGCTATTGTTACCACAACCTTTGCGCATCAATATTTTACGGGAACGATAGTAAGGCTGGATATACCTATTGCTGATGGGATGCAGCAAGCTGACCAATTTGTGGGGCCAATTCTTGTAACTTCGGACACCACGTTTGCGATCGCTTTGGACACTACTAACTTTGATGCATTTGCGATACCGGGCTCTCCAGCTCCATCACAAAATATATGCGCGCAGGTAGTGCCGATTGGAGAAGTTAATGAAACGCTTCTTGCGGCTACGGTCAATGTGTTAAACCCTGTACCCTAGGATGTCTCATGCCTATTACTCCTCCCGGCAATACCCTGTCGACCATACAAGTAAAAGTACGCCGACTTACGCGCAGTCCATCTGAAGCGCAATTAACAACAGATGATCTGAACAATTATATTAACACATTTGTTGTATACGACTTTCCTGAGCATTTACGCCTTTTTAATCTCAGGACAACCTATAATTTTTGGACGAACCCATTTCAAGATGTGTATCCAACTGATATCATCTCGTTTGCGGGGGCTACGTCTAACCCATTATATGATTTTCAAAACAGGTATCTGACCGTCCATGGCCCATTCTATATTGCAGGATTTCCAGCATTTTATTCTCAATCTCGAGAACAGTTCTTTGGCATTTATCCTCTTGTTAACAGTATTCTTAGTACTGGTACTACGGGCAACGGCACCCAGACCACCTTTTCAGGTGTAATTACTAACAATACGGGTCCTAATTTTGTTAACCCGCTGCTCGCGAATCAGACATCAACGCTTCTCCAAAATAATGTTCTGTTTAGCTCTATAGCCACAGATCTTTCTGGATTAGCTATGATCGATGTTCCGTTAGTCAACACGACGACGGGTAATAAGTCAGCCGTGGGAAACCTCTATGTCCCCGGATCTCAGCCGGCAACACCCCCAACAGTTGTTGACCCTAACAATACGATCAACTATGTGACGGGACAGTATACGGTAACCTTTCCACAGGCTCCTGGTGCAGCTCAGCCCATTAATACACAGACAATACCGCAGATTGTCGGGCAGCCACAAGCAGTTCTGTACTATGATAACAAATTCACAATTCGACCAGTTCCCGATCAGCCGTATCAGGTTAACTTTGAGTGCTATGTTACTCCAACATATCTTATGGAGAACAATTCTACTCCTGAGCTCAATGAATGGTGGCAATATATAGCATATGGAGCTGCTAAAAAAATCTTTGAAGACCGTATGGATACGGATAGCGTGCAGATGATTATGCCTGAGTTTAAAACTCAAGAGCGGCTCTGTTTGAGAAGAACTATTGTTCAATATACCAATGATCGCACTTCTACTATCTACACAGAACAGACGGGGTTTGGTCCTGGATGGGGTGGATGGGGATGGGGCGGTGGACCTTTCTAGGAGTCTTATATGGCAATTCCTTCAGATTATAACGCTAATATACCTCAGCCGTCTGATCTTTTATCTATATCACAGGGAAACTTACTGAATAACTTTGGAGCGATACAGGCGCTTATTGATATCAACCATGTAGACTTTGCAGCCGTTGGTGCTGGAAAGCATACTTTTGTAGAGATGCCGGTACAAAGCCCAGTTCCTACAACAGTTGGTGGTGAGGTTGGCCTTTATTGTCAGACATCTGCTTCTACGACGCAGCCGGAACTTGTATTTGCTCGCCAAGCAGGATCTTCTGCTCCTGCAGCTGTTCAGATAACAGAGTTTACCTCTGCTGGATGGACAAATCCTGGATGGACGAAGCTTCCCTCGGGAATCATGATGAAATGGAGAGCAAATATAGGATTTGGAGGCTCAAATACGGTAACTAAAAACCTCAACACAGACGTTCCAGGATCGCCGAATTTTACCACGGTTCTTACGATTCTTATTACTCCTATCGACACAGCGGCTACTTATAATAATGTTATAGGAATTAGTAACGTCACCAGTCCCAGTTTTACAGTATATACTGCCTCAACTCCTCCGAGCACCGTGCAGTTCTCCTATTTTGCTATAGGATACTAATATGGCCTTCGATCGATTTCTCATAGCCCCGATGCAGTCAGGGCTGCAGACTAACCTTCGCCCATGGTTAATCCAGGATGACGCCTTTTCTCAGCTCAATAACGCATATCTCTTTCGGGGGAGGGTGAGGAAGCGATTTGGTGGAAGATTGATGGGTAGTGGTTGGCCTTCTGCCGCCCAGGAGCCCAACTATTCCCGGTTTAGAATAGCTCTTAGTGGTGGTGCCGGCGTTGGCACAACTGATGGTTCCGGGAATGCCACTGGTACCGTTCCTGGAGCCATGGGTGCTATTGGTCAGATGTTTTCCATAGGCACTGAACTTTACACAGTTAATGCTCTTGGAACGCCTGTTGTAATGCTTGATACGGGAGCGACAACTACCAAGACTTTTGATACCTCAACAGGCGTGTATACGTTTGCGGGCGCGCCCATCAATACACAAATTTATTTTTATCCTGCCAAACCGGTAATGGGGTTAACAAATTACGAGGTAGGTCCCATTAATGACCAACCATCATATGGATTTGATACCCAATTTGCGTATGTCTTTGCAGGAGGATTCTGGAATAGATCAGGCTCAGGAACGACTCCGATCTGGCATGGAGATAATACAAACTTCTTTTGGGCTACTAATTGGGAAGGGGTGACTGATAATGTGGTCATTCTCTTTGTGACCAACTTTCAAGCAGCCGTTCCTACAGCAGTTCCCGCAACTGATGATCCTATGTGGTATTTTAATGGAACCACATGGACAGCATTCTCTCCCGCCTTTAATGTCGCAGGAGCGACGGTATCGACGGTATTTACGTGTCGTATCATCGTTGCCTTTAAGAATAGACTTCTATTGCTCAATACTATTGAACAGAGTGCAGATGGCTCAACAAATACAAGTTATGTGAACCGATGCCGTTACTCACATAATGGAAGCCCGCTCGCTGCATCTGCATATCTTGAGAAGAACCAAGTTGGATATACTGGCGGTGGATTTCTCGATGCTACCACTGAAGAGGCGATTGTAAGCGCTGAGTTTATTAAGGACCGTCTTATTGTATATTTTGAGCGGAGCACCTGGGAGATGGCTTATACAGGGAATGAGATTCTTCCTTTCGTGTGGCAAAAGATTAATACTGAGCTCGGTTCTGAATCAACTTTCTCGACCGTTCCTTTTGATAAGCAGATCCTCACGATAGGAAATACTGGTGTCCATGCTTGTAATGGTGCAAACGTAGAGAGGATAGATAACCAGATTCCTGACCAAGTCTTCGATATTGTCGACAAAGCTGAAGGAGTTGCGCGCGTTGCGGGTATACGTGATTACTTTGTGGAGATGGTATATTGGACCTTCCCTTCAGACAACCAATTAAGCTCTGAGGTCTATCCGACGAGAGTTTTGGTCTATAATTATCGAACTGGGACATGGGCATTTAATGATGATTGTATAACCGCTTTTGGTTATTTCGAGCAACAAATAGGTACAACATGGGCATCAACTACGACCACATGGGAAGAGTCATCATTTGCCTGGAATAGTGGAACTACTGAAGCTCAGTTTCGACAGGTTATAGCGGGCAATCAGGAAGGATTTGTCTTTATTGTTGATGCGGACCATGGTAGAAATGCTGCTGCTATGCAGCTGACTGATCTCGTGTATACTTCTGGATCATCAAGCACCGCAACGATTATCGACCACTCACTTGCGGTTGGCGATTACATTATGATCGAGTTTGCACAGGGGATTACGAGTGTTAATAATAATATTTATCAAGTTGTTTCGATTATTGATACCAACACTGTTGCTATCGACACGGGTGTTCTTGTGGGAACCTATACAGGAGGCGGCTTCGTTACTCGAGTCTCCAATATCCAGATCCAAAGCAAGCAGTGGAACCCGTACGACAAAAAAGGTCAAAACGTCTATCTTGCGCGAATTGATTTCGCTGTTCAGAAAACATCCTCGGGGGCGATAACGGTCGACTACTATCCCTCATCGAGTAGCGTATCGATGGTTAATGACGGTAAGGCGACAAACGCTATTATGGGCACAGGTGTTCTTGAGACCTTCCCCTATAATCCTATCTACTATCCTCTTGAGCAGTACCAGGATAAGCTCTGGCATCCGATTTACTTCCAGTCAGACGGAGACTGCATACAGCTCAATATGTCGTTCTCAGACGCCCAGATACGCAACACGGCGATAGCGTTTTCTGACTTTGAACTTGAGGGCATGGTGCTTCATACACAATCAACAAGTGCAAGGCTACAATAATGGCAAATCCCCAGAATTCTGGCTCATTCATTCCCACAACAAATATATGGGACGTGGCGGGTCAGATACAGCAGCTTAATATTAGTCCTGATTTCAAAGAGCTTCTCATACGGCTTTATCAAAACTTAAACTTGATATCTATTAACGTTAATCTGCGTGATGCCGGATACTACGATACATCTGAGTTTGTAAACGGGCAGCTCTTCTTCCCAAACCCAGCTCTCAGCTCAAGTACCTCT